CCCAGAAGTATTTGGCGATGGTGAGGAGGGGGGAAGTGTCGATGAAGTACGACTTACCGAAAAATGGGGATGGTTTGGAATGGTCTACCGACTTGCTAACCGAAGTTTCCTCAACCTTGAAGAAGTTTATACAAAACCCATTCACTCCGCTTGTATGTGGATCGCTTACGAAAGCGACATTGCGAAGATGGAACAAAAAGCAATTAAACAACGATGAACAATAATCACATTGGCACCGCATTTGAGGTGATGAAAGACATTGCCGATTTGGAGGGGTGGAACTATTCACACGGCACATTAACCGAATTTGATTTCAAGGCGTTTTTGGTATTCCCGTTGATGCATTGTTCAATTCAATCGGTGGCATTGACCGACCAGGTAGCAACTATCCAAATGAATATCATGGTGGCGGATCGGGTGAACTTCTTGAAAACGGAAAACGAACAAGAAAATTTAATCACCGAATACAGCCAATACGGATACACCGAGAATCAAAACTACGCGAACATCCTACAAGATTTGTATGTGAGATTTTCAAAGGGTTTATGGCGTACCGAACAAGATTATTTTAACCAAATCCAATACATACGCCCCATTACTTTTCAACCATTTGTGGAAACATTGGATTCGGTATTGGCGGGTTACCAAATCACAGTTGGAATTGAGTTAATTAACCCATGGGTTACGGATGGCGATTGCGTATAAAAATAGCGAACAAGTTGTTGCGGAGTATTCCCAAAAATGGGCGATTGCGTGTCGTACCCTATTGGAAGTAAAACGCCCACGGGTTTCAATCCGTGCCAAGTGGAAAAAGGTTGGTGAAGGTTGGACACCCATTAGCGTATCCAAAAAAACCTTCCGTGGAAATTATGTGGCAAGTGGTCAATTGGTAAATTCTATCCAACCCGCACCCAAAGGATTGGACATGGGAATCACCATGAACAAAACGGCCGATTATGTGCAGAATGGAAGAAAGCCAGGCAAAGGCATCCCATTGGCATCCATGCGAAATTGGACAAAGATGAAACGCATTCAACCACGCGACATGGGAACGGGTAGGTTCAAAGGCAAGGCCGATGAAAACGCCATGCGATTCATGATGAACCGAAAAATCAAACACTTTGGTATTGAACCATTCCCATTTGTAACAATGGCAAGGCAAGAGATTTTGCCATCATTCAATAAAGCATTAACCAAGGCAATGGCCCAAGACATAAAAGCAAGATTCAAACGATGACATTCAGCGAACAACCCAGTGCAATATGTGGGGCAAAATCCCCATTGATTTACCAATTTTACGATGCGTTATACACCGCCGATTCATTCTATTATCAATGTGATGTTTATGTGTGGAGTGGCACAACGACAATCCCAGGTTCACCGAATTGGACAATTAACCGCAAACCCGATCAGTATGGTTCGGGGCGTGGATGGATTGACATTCACAAATTGGTGGAACAAATGTTGACCGAAGATTACTTAATCAACGGCACATACAAACCAAATATCGGAAATGGGGCAATGCGTGTTGCCGTCAAAGTGCGTGGGGTGTATTTAGTAGGCACCACAACCACATACACGGCTTATGCGACATCCAATGTTGTTTTGGCTACATTGGGCTATACTTACACATCGGAAGGGTTTAACGAGGGATTTTCAAAAGTGGTTTACACGGACAAAACCCAAGTTACCATCACCGCAGAAACAACCACGGCATATTTGTGGTACGATGCAACTGTGGTTACTTCCATAACTTGTGGGAGTGCAACCATTACACCAAACGCGGTGAGTGGATTGAGTGCCAACACCATCCAGGGAATTGAGATTGTACAATTGTTGGCAGCGGGTGGAGTATCGGCATCAACCAACATAACTTTTGTGAAGGCGGGGGATGATGTTGTTATTCCCGTGAACATCGTTTGCGAGAATAAGTACGGGCAACAAGATGTGTTATTCCTAAACAAATACGGGGTGTATGATTCGTTCTTGTTTAACGGAGTTCACCGAACCACAAACCAAATCAGCGGTGAAAAGTATTCACAACCGATTTACAAACAAACCGACCTTGCACAATCATGGACATACGGCGTTCCAATCACCACACCATATTTGGTGAATAGTACCCAGGTGATGACAGTAAACACGGATTGGATCACGCAAAACGATGTTGATGTGGTTGAGCAAATTTTTTATTCTGTGAATGTATTGGTGAACGGCCCACAAGTTTTGTCTGCACGGATTATTGATACCACATTTGAAAAGAAAACAAGGGTGAATGAAAAGTTGATTTTGTACACCATCCAAATGGAATACAACCAACCCAAGATTAATAAGATTGTACGATAATGGCAATTAGATTTTCGTTAACAATCCAAGATAGCAACACGGATACCATCGGGCCGATAATGTTGGCGTACAACCATCGCACGGCATCGGGTTATATTGAGGGGCAAGAATGTTGCATTGAAAAGTTGGAAGCGTTGGGAGGTACATTCAGTTACCAAGTACCCGTGGATTTGTTCCAGGATGAATCAGTACCATTGACAAGGCAATTAAAGGACTTGATGAACCTTGCCACCATTTGGACTGATTACACCCAAGATTTCCAAATACCCGCATCAAACACAAACAACGAAATCTTTGCCAATTGGTTTGATGAAAACATGGTGATTACGGGATGGAATCCGAACATCGGTAAAAACGCAACTATCTACATCAACGGATTACCCGTGTTTGAAGGGCGTGTGGAATTGATAGGTTGCAAGTTCAAAGACGGATTGCCCGAATTGTACAACATCATTTTTTACGGCACGACCAAAAAATTGTTGGATGCGTGGGGTGAAACATTGATGAATGAAGTGGATTGGAGTGCATATGATCACACGGCCAATTACACAAACATATTGAGTTCATGGGATCAAGCGTTAGAGGGTGGTGATATTTTATGGCCCATCGCTGATTACAACCAAGGGTGGAGATATTCTACATTGACGGGGGTGAACGGAAACATACGCCAACCGCGTGGTGTTGAAGTGGATGACCTACGCCCCGCAATCCGTTTACGGGCGATGCTCACAACAGTATTTGAACAAGTTGGATACACCTTGTCGGGTTCGTTCCTTACAAGGCCCGAAATGGATGATTTGTATATTTTGACAATGCAAACGGCTGGGCCGATGTACGACCCCGAATACACATTGCCAGGTACTTGTGAGGCGTTCAATTCACCACAAACATTTACACCAACAACGGGTGTATTGACATTTAATCAATTGATATTCCCGACCATCGTTAACAACCCATCGGGTAACTACAATAACACAACGGGGGATTACACTTGTAATCGTGGAGGATATTATCAATTTTCTATTGATGTATTGAGTGTGATTGCCCCAGGTGTTCCATTGCAAAGTTTGGAAATTGCATTCTTTGTAAACGGGCGTAAAGAATTTGCACCATCACAATTAATTTACACAACCACATCGGGTGCCGTTGGTGCAAGTTTCAATCAACGATTAAATTCGGGGGATGTAGTTTCGGTGCGATATCGTGCAACGGGTGGTTGGACAACAATTTCAATTACTTTCAAATGTTACAAAGCCCCACGGGGAATTAACGGCAACACGATTCACATGGAAGATGCTATGCCACAAAAACCTATTAAAGATTTTGTGAATGGGGTATTGCAAGGTTTCAACTGCATATTAGTTCCAACGGGTGAAAACACAATCGAAATTCACAATTTGGCTGATTGGTTGGCATTGGGAACAACAAAGAATTGGACATCGTATGTAGATGTTAAGGACATTCAGCACGATAAAATGCCAATCCCACGCCATGTGAGTATGGAACACCAAGAATCAACTTGTTTGGCGAATGCTTACTACAAACAAATCAACAAAAGGGAATACGGGTCAATCAAGTTCATGCCGTTAATTGATTACCCAACGGATGAATTCAATGTTGAAACACCATTCCATGTCATTGCCCCCCAGGCGATGAACGAGGTGAATTTGAATGGGCAGATTGTACGCAAAACGGAATTAAATATTCCCGTGTTTATGGATAGTGATGCCAAGCCAGTGCAACAAGATTACACCTTGTTTTACTACGGAGGTAAACAATCAATTTCCGACCCATATTATTTCAACAATGTCAATCAATATGTTTTGCCATTGATGACCCCTTATTCCGATTATCCAACAATATCGGCGAGTTATTCAAATGCGTTTGGATTGGAACTTTCTTTGCGTGGAGATGCCCCCGTAAACACGATGTATCAAATGTATTGGAGTGAATACCTATCCCGTATGTATTCAACGCAATCAAGGGTGGTTAAAATGACCGCAGTGCTACCCGTGGGTGAATGGTTGAACCTTGATTTGAATGATACGATTGCTATTTCATCCAATTACTACAAAATACAATCCATCAAATACGATATGTTGACCGAGATTGCCAACTTGGAATTGGTAACATACCCCGATGTGAACATATTGAGTTTTACAACCACGGGGCAACGACCCGATTTCACAAACCCCGTTGAAGTATCCGCGGGATTGACCTATTTGCGTGATTATTCGGTGGCAAAAGGCATCATGAATTCGTACAAGTTTAATGGGCAAGATTTTTTGGATACCAACCAAGATGTTGACTACAATGAGAACAATGTGTTTAGTTTGGTTCAGCAAGTTGACAACCTTCAATCGATTGTGCAGTTCAACCAAATAACAATGTACAACAACAACCCCGCAACACGGACAACCGATTCAACAATTTGGGATACCATTCCGATGGAAGAAGAAGAATCAATCGGGTATGTGCAAAACATCACGGCAACATTGAATCCATCAAAGTATGTGTGTACGGATGGCGGTCAATACAAGTTCACGGGAATGTGTGCATTTGTACAAAGTGGCAACAAAGAATTGGAATTTGCCATCCAAATTAATGGCATAATAACCACGGCGTATGCGGTTACGGATTCCAACTTCCATAGTATCCAAATTGATACCATCTTGGATTTAGCACCCACGGATGAAGTAACTTTTGTTTGGAAAATGTACGGAACGGCATCATCGCACACAATCACCATTTTGCATTCCAACTTTTTAGTACTGAAAAAATGATATCATTGATTATACAATTAGCACAAAGCCAAGAATGGTACGGGGTTTCTCAAAATGTGGAAATCGCCAAAGGCAAAAACCAATACGCACAATCATTCAAACAAGTTTTCAAACAATATAAAAGAACCTACAAATCATGGCGGATGAAATAAATTTTAAGATAAACGCGGACACCAAAAAGGCCGAAAAGAACATTGATGGCCTGGAAAAAAGTTTAGGTGGTTTGGGTGGACTTTTTGCCCGTGCGGGGAAAGGTGCCAAGTCATTTGGACAAACATTGTCGGGCATGGCCAATGCCGTCAAAACGGGGTTGGGGTTTGGGGTATTGTTGGGCATATTGGATACTTTCAAATCGGTATTGAGTGAAAACCAAGCGGTGGTGGATTTGCTCAACCAAGCAATGGTTGTAATGCAAGGTGTGGTCAATGGAGTTGTCGAGGTATTGAAGCCATTGTTTATGTGGTTAGGCAAGGCATTCAAAGAACCAAAAGTATGGTGGGATGATTTGGTTGCATCGTTTGAACGAGGTGTCAAGTTCATCAAAGAAAACATGATTGATGGGGTGTTCAATAAGTTCACACAATGGGCGAACACGGCCAAACTTGCCATCCTTGAATTGCGTAAAAACTGGAATGAATTTACGGGGGATACCGAAGAAGCCAAAAAGATTGGGGATGAAATAGATAAACTGCAAAAACAAAATGTCAAGTTAGCACAGGAAAACGCCAAGAAGATGGAAAACATCAAAGGCGTTGTGAATGATGTTGTGGAGTTCACAAAACAATCGTTCAATACAATCGCCAAGGCAACCAAAAAGGCATTTGATAACAAAGATGTATTGGCCAATGCGGAAGCCAACATTCAAAGATTGCAAACCTTGTATCAAGGTATTGTTGAAAAGTACGATTTGATGGCCGAGAAACAACGGCAATTGCGTGATGATGAAAACACAACCATTGCGGATCGTTTGGCAGCGAATAAAGAATTGCAAAGGGTATTGGCCGAAGGTGAGGAAAAAGAAAAAGAAAACATCAAAGCCCGAATGGGTATTATCCAAATGCAACAAAATTTGTTGGGTGCAAATAAAGACCGAGCAAATGAATTGTTGGCATTGCAACAAGAATTAACGGGAGTAACGGCAAAGTATGCGGGGTTGATGTCGGAAACCCTTACCAACGAAGTATCATTGGGCAAGGAAGCATTGGACATTCAAAAGTCAATCAACGAATCAAAGTTATCCCAAATTGAAATCACCAACGAAGCGTTATTGGCTGAAAAGGAAGCGGCGATTGAACGGGCTGATTTGTTGACCAATGAGTTCGATAAATTCAAAGCGGTTAAGGAAGCGGAACAAGCATTGAGGGATGAAGAAATCCGACAATTGAACGAATTGAACGAAAAACGCCAAGCCGATTTTGACACCCAGTTATCACAATTGACAAAAGGCACCGCAGCGTATCAAGATGTGTTAAACCAAAAGTTGGAAGCACAAGCGCAGTTTGATGCGGATATGAAAATCAAAACAACCGAACAAGCGACATTTGAAGCGAAGTCGGCAAAGGAATTGACCGCATTAAAAATCAGTCAACAAGAAGCATTGGCAAGTGCAGTTACGGGGGCATTAACATCCATAGCAACCGCAGTTGGTGAGGAAACCGCAGCGGGTAAATCATTGGCCATTGCATCGGCAATCATTGACACCTACATGGGGGCAACCAAGGCATTGGCATTGGGTGCGGGAACACCCGTTGGTTATATCAACGCAGCGGCGATTATCGCAGCGGGATTTGCCAATGTTCGGAAGATGGCATCAACACCAATCCCAGGTAGTTCGGATTCAGCACCACAACCAAGCATGGGGCCAAGCGTTTCAATCGTGGGTGGTTCAGCGGATCCATCGGCACAACTTGCAAAGAGTTTGGCAAGTCAACAACAAAAACCAATCAAGGCGTACACAGTTGCAACGGACATGAGTACCCAACAAGCCCTTGACCGCCGTATACAACAAAATGCAACATTCCCTGGGTAGGTAGTTTTATAGTTATGCAATTAAGAGGTATAAAATTGGCTTTGGTTGACGATGCAAAAGCATTAGTCACAGATTTTACAGAAATTTTGTCTGATATTGAACAAGCGGGTATTGCTTACACAAAAGCATATGAAGTGATTGATATGCAAGGTTCAATGGGTTTAGAATTGTTCAATGACGCAAAAAATGTTGTCGACAAATTAGAAGCAGCGTACAAAGCATTAGGCGTTGACCCAAGATTAAGTAATGAATACAAAAAATTAATTCAACAAATGGATACATTGTTGACTTATCGCAAAAGATATAATTTCTAAACACATGAAAACATCATTCGATAAATTTATGGCATCAACTGCCGTTACTAAAATTGAATTAGCATTAGTTGACGATTTGAAGAAATCTTCTGCACAATTAAATACAAGGGCATTAGAATTGAAATCTGAAATTGAAAATATCAAACAATATAAGCAAAGAGCAGTTTCCGCTTATAACGCGTTGTTGAAACAAAGAAACGATTTGGAATTAATTGTTAGAAATTATAACAATTCAGCAAAAGAATTGGGTATGACTACACAAGAACTTCCAGAAGTAGCAAAGGCCAAAAACACAATGGCTGAAGCAATGAAAGCGTATACACAAGAAGTTATCTAATGCGTATTGTTGAACTTATATTGGATGAACAACAAATGGCAAGTGGCATTGATGCGATAAGCATCGTGGAAGCCCCCGCCATTGAATCCAATTTTGTTGCATTGAAATCCCATGAAGTAAAGTTTGCCAAGGTTGACACCGAAAAGCGAATTTTGATGGGGCCTATATTGATTCCCGATAAACCCATTTACCGCAAACAAATGGTGGATGGTGAAATGGATGAATTCTACATTTACTTTTCCAAACAAACAGTTGCCAAGGCATCACAAATGTTCTTGATGAAGGGCAACCAAAACAACGCGACCATTGAACACCAATTGGCAGTTAAGGGCGTTTGCATGGTTGAATCTTGGTTGAAAGAGGATATGGAAAAGGACAAATCTGCAATCTATGGTATGACCGACCCAATCGGAACTTGGATGGGTTGTTTGAAAGTTACCAATGATGATGTGTGGAACGATGTCAAAGATGGCAAATTCAAAGGATTCAGTATTGAAGGTTACTTTGCCGACAAAATGAAAATGAGCAAAACCCCAAGCGTATTGGAAGAAGTAAAGGAATTGCTCAATGAGTACA